TTAGTAACGCCAGCGGTCATAACGCTGATATTTCGGCACTTTTGGTGCTTTTATCGCCCTGATCACCCACACCACCGCAACCGCCAACAGCAGCCACGGCAGCAACTTAATCATCAATGCCAGCATACCGCCGAGGAACATAAAGGCCGTCGCCACAATCAGCGCGGCGATAATACCCAGCAACGAAACACCGGTGACCATCAGCATGACAAAAAAGCCAATTACAAAAAGTAGTTCCAGCATGATGCTCTCCCAAATATGAAATCTCTTGCTGGCATTACAAGAATCATGCCAAAAATAATCTATTGATTTAACAGCAAAACGCCCCGCGACGGGGCGCAGGGCGTGGTGAATTTGACTACTTTTTGGTGAAAAGTTAACGCTTATCCGCCACCAGTTTGAGCGCGTGTTCCAGCACATTAATGTCTGCACCCGCTTTATGGGCATTTTCACTTAAATAACGCCGCCACTGCCGCGCGCCAGGAATACCCTGGAACAAGCCCAGCATATGCCGGGTAATATGGCCGAGATACGTACCCTGGCTGAGTTCACGCTCAATGTACGGATACATGGCGCGCACTACCGCCACCGGATCAGCATCAGTATCCGAGGAACCAAAAATCTCTCGGTCTACCGCCGCCAGAATACCCGGATTCTGATACGCCTCGCGCCCGACCATCACGCCATCCATATGTTGCAAATGCGCTTTAGCTTCTTCCAGCGACTTGATACCACCGTTAATCGACATCGTCAGATGCGGAAAGTCACGCTTCAGTTGATACACACGCGGATAATCGAGCGGCGGGATCTCACGGTTTTCTTTCGGACTTAACCCAGAAAGCCAGGCTTTACGTGCGTGGATGATGAACATCTCACACTCACCTTTGCCGGAAACGGTGTTGATGAAATCGCAGAGAAATTCATAGCTGTCCTGATCATCGATGCCAATACGCGTTTTCACCGTCACCGGAATCGACACCACATCGCGCATCGCTTTCACGCAGTCGGCAACCAGCTGCGCATTACCCATCAGACACGCACCAAACATGCCGTTCTGCACCCGGTCAGACGGGCAGCCGACATTCAGGTTGATCTCATCGTATCCACGCGCTTCTGCCAGCTTCGCACACTGTGCCAGCGCCGCCGGATCGCTACCCCCGAGTTGCAACGCTACCGGATGTTCTTCTTCACTGTACGCCAGGTAATCACCTTTACCGTGAATAATCGCCCCTGTGGTCACCATTTCGGTATACAGCAACGTATTGCGGGAAAGCAGACGCAAGAAATAACGGCAATGTCTGTCCGTCCAGTCAAGCATAGGAGCAATGCTAAACCGAGAATTCCAGTAAACACCAGTTTTTTCAGGCATCACGCTGGTTTGATTAATTTTTTGTGTTTCATGATTATCGTGCATTTTTGAACATTTCAGGCTATTTTTCTCGCATTAGGTTCCCGCACAGGTTCCCACGTTTTATGGGAACCCGAAATAACGAAGTCGTGTAATGGCGTACTATAACATAGAGAAACGACTAAAATCCGATGGCACACCACGCTATCGCTGTAATGTGATTATCAAAGAAAAAGGTGTTATCACTTACAGGGAAAGCAAAACATTCCCTAAACATGCTCATGCCAAAACATGGGGCACACAGAAAGTGATGGAATTAGATCTATATGGCATTCCATCATCAAATGCAGTTGACGGACTTACAGTCCGTGACTTACTACACAAATATTTAAATGACCCAAATGCCGGAGGTAAAGCAGGCCGTACTAAAAGATATGTGCTGGAACTGCTTATGGATAGTGACATCTCCGCGATCAAACTATCTGAACTGACAGAAAATGACGTAATTGAACATTGCAGGCTAAGAAACAACGCTGGCGCAGGTCCAGCAACAGTCAGCCACGATGTTAGTTATCTTGGCAGTGTTCTGGATGCGGCCAAACCTGTATACGGAATTAATTACACATCAAACCCGGCGAAAAGTGCTCGTCCATATCTACTTAAACTTGGTTTGATTGGTAAATCAAACCGTCGTAATCGTAGACCAGCATCTGATGAACTGGACATGCTCATTGAAGGCCTTCAACAACGATCTACTCATAAATGCTCAAAAATTCCGTTCGTTGATATCCTCAAATTTTCTGTGTGGTCCTGTATGCGAATCGGAGAAGTATGCCGGTTACGATGGGAAGATCTCGACCAGGAACAAAAATCTATACTCGTAAGAGACAGGAAAGATCCACGCAAAAAGGAAGGCAACCACATGAAAGTAGCCTTGCTTGGGGAAGCCTGGGATATCGTCCAACGACAGCCCAAAAAATCGGAATTCATTTTTCCATATAACAGCACTTCTGTTACTGCGGGATTTCAGAGGGTAAGAAGCAAATTAGGTATTAAGGATCTGCGATACCATGATTTGCGTAGAGAAGGGGCAAGTCGCTTATTTGAGGCTGGTTTTAGTATTGAGGAAGTAGCCCAGGTTACAGGGCATCGTTCATTAAACGTGCTATGGCAGGTATATACCGAACTGTATCCGAAATCTTTACATAATCGTTTTGAAGAGCTCCAAAGGAGCAGAAATAAGACCCCTTGACACTGTTTATCCATACAGTTAAAAATAATACTGTATACAAACACAGTATAGAGGGACTTTTATGCGTATTGAAATCTGCATAGCCAAAGAAAAAATGACTAAAATGCCAACCGGTGCTGTGGATGCGTTAAAGGAAGAATTAACCCGACGCATCAGTAAACGTTATGACGATGTAGAGGTGATCGTAAAAGCCACCAGCAACGATGGCCTTTCTGTTACACGCACCGCAGATAAGGATTCTGCAAAAACTTTTGTTCAGGAGACTCTGAAAGATACCTGGGAATCTGCTGACGAGTGGTTTGTTCACTAATTAACACGTAAAATCGGTAACGGCTGGAAATCATTCAATAATCGCACTATCGAAAGTTCGCCAGCCAGCCGCAGCACGTTCTTGCATACGACGTGGCTGCGGCTTCCAACATTAGACAAATAACTCTTTAAATTGCTTTTAAATTATTTCGTTTGAATGCCAGTAACAGGAAATCGTTTATATAGGGTTGATAGCCCAACGTTATAGATACGTGCAACATAACGCCGTGATTTCCCTGCCGCTATGAGCGCTCCCATCTGTTGCCACTGCTCGTCGCTAAACTTCGGTCTACGCCCACCAATCCGGCCTTTGGATCTGGCAATAGCCAAACCAGCTAAAGTTCGCTCGCTATTCAAATCAGATTCATACTGCGCAGCAGAAAGAATATTACGGAAATTATAGCGACCACTTGCTGTTTTCAGGTCTACGCCATCTGTAATACTCCGAAAATTAACACCTTTTTCGTGCAGATTTTGAAACATCAATAGCGCATGCAGCACATTTCTCCCTATCCGATCTAACTTCCAGACAATCAACTCATCTCCACTTTTCATCACCGTAATTAATTCCTTTAACACAGGGCGATTAGCTGTTCTGCCACTGGCATATTCTTCATAAATTCGCTCACAGCCAGCTGACTCAAGTGCAAGACGTTGCAACTCTGTATCCTGATGATTTGTTGATACACGAACATACCCGTAAATCATGAGTGCTTCTCCTGTTGTAAAAACAGGAGAAGAGGCGAAATATCACCTGATTCAGAAAAATATTTCAAAGGTTCGTTTCGAACAGGAGGAGTAGCGGAGGGCTATGTTGCTTAGTTTGAAAATAGCTGGTCTTGCTGATGCGCATTGATGTAGCAAGACCAGTATGGTTTAAAGTTCCGGGATGACAGGCCAGTTAACATGCTCAGGGTCGGTTGTTACATCAACAGCCTTAACCTGATTCTTATATAAAAGCCACGCCGAAAGTTTAGCTCTGTTGGCATCGCTGATTTCACCCAGCATCAGCTCTGTGCGCCAGTCGAGCATAATTGCATCAGCGGCGGACAGTAATCGCTGTCGCTCATTTTCAGCAGCCTGGATGAGTTGTTCATGAGTCGGTGGGGGATTAATAATTGCCATAGCCTCACTTCTGGTGATTGGCACAAGCCCTTCTTTGATAAAAGCATCCTGTGTGCCATACGCATCGTAGGCATATACGACGTTATTTTCATCTTTGTAATGCTTCATCATTGTTATCATTTTTTATCCACCTCTACCCAGGTAACATCTGACACTGTTCCTGAAAACTGCTGCACAATATAGGTCGCACCGGCAGGAACCATGAATGCGATAGTTGCTCTTTGCCCTGCAAGATTTGTTGTCTGAGAGCCGCGAAAATTAGCCGAATTACCATCCACATTAACGTTGGCGCTCAGAAATGAACTACCGTCAGACAGCACCGCATTGACGCTTACAAATATGGCGAAAGACTGGCTGTTGGTGTATACGACACCGAGATTTCTAGATTTCATTCCGCATTGACCAAACAACCCTTTCATATCTGAATAGTTTTGTGATGCAGCAAGTGATGATGCAGCAACACCAGATTCCGTCGATGTTCTGGAATCAGATACGCGGATAATTCCCTTGTTTGTTGGGGTCGCATCATTGGTCTTGCCTTGCAACGCCTGTATATCCGCATAATTCATCGCTGCCGCTTTTGCTGTTGCAGCAAGCGTTTCAGATTCGGATACCCTTGATGATGTAAGTTGAACAATTCCTTTCTGTGTCGTAGTTGAATCCTGAGTTTTGTTTTGCAAAGATTTTATGTCCGTATAGTTTTGCGCGACAGCATTAGCTGTGGCTGCAATATCCTCTGCACCCGATACCCGCGATGACGTTAACCGGACTAAACCCACCTGTGTTGTTGATGCGTTTTTAATACCAAGGTTTTCGAGAGCCGTTTTCACCGTGCCATCCGATTTGATATCACCAAACGGATTCTTGCGGCTTAACAGCAGCGCACGAAGCGCGGTAAGCAGCTGATCGTGCCGCGCCTTCTCCAGACTGGCACCGGATGCCTCCACCACGCTGCAAAGCTCCTCCTGCAACATGTCAAAGTAGTCATCATCCAGATCGGTGGCAGGCGTGCCGGTCTGGGGGTTACCACGGGTAAAACCGTTCTTACCCGCGCCGAACTTATCCTTCTGCGCGGTTTTCGTGTCTATACGATGCATGGATTACTCCGGATATTTAAAAATTACGTAGGTATGCGACGGGCAGAGTTTGTTAAGCACACACTCGACAACGGTGTCGCCCCAGATACGCAGTGCGGAATCACAGGGATCGCCACATGTCATCCAGGTGGTGTTGGTGGTGGTGGTTGGCATGTTGACCTGCCAGTAATACCGCCATTCCGGCGCATTCACCGCGTCAGTACAGGCCGATGAGCAGGTGAACGTGCTTTTGTCGTATCGCGTGATGGTGGCATCTGGTCTGCCCAGGGCAGCAAGCTGTGCAAGATAAAAATCCTCGTTGATGCCGCCCGCCAGGTTAACCTTCGCATCCAGCCGTTGCTGACGCTGGCGAAGGGTCTGCGTTCCCGCCGGAATACATTCATCCGGCAGACCGCACAGACGCTCCCAGCGGTTTATCAGTTCAGTGGTGGTGCGCGGATCCAGCTCCCGCATCAGGGCATCCGCACGCTGATGAGCGCGGGTTAATGACGGTGCCGCACCGGCAATCGCCGGATCGCTGGCTGACCACGCCGGACCGGGGGGCAACAGTGCCGACAACAGACGGATGTAATCATCGTTTGTCACGTCCATGAAATCGTCCCCAGTACCGCCAGTTCATTTTTTGCAATGGAGATATTGTCTGCCGGTGCAAGCAACTGATGGCTGTATTCCCCGTTCGCACCGGAAATCGCTTCACTGATACGCGACACCTTCAGTTCTCCCTGCGGATAACCATCACGCAGCAGGAACGAACGCAACTCGGCGGTGATGGCAGCCCGTATTTCTGGTGTATCCGGCGTCACACGGATATGAAAATCCACCGTATGCGCCACCGGCCTGAACACATACAAATCAGAGCCTGCCACCGGGGCCAGTGGCCCGATATGTTGTCTTGCCGCCGTTTCCGTTGATTCTTCCGGAATGGGATTAATCAGGTCACTGCTGGCAATCATCACACCGACAGTTCCCGTTCCCATCCAGTGACGGTATGTCCATGCGCGGGTAATGCCGGGCACTTCTTTAGCCCAGACGACATAGTCCCCGTCAGCCCCGCCCTGCGGCGTCCAGTAATACCGCTCAATGACGCGGGCGCGCCACGTTTCCAGATCTTCAGTATCGAATCCGCCAGTCAGGGTATCTGCAACACCGGAAGACGGCAGACCATTCACCGGCGTGACCAGGATTAATGACGTACCGTCGTCAGCGTTACCGACCGCGCCTGCACTTGAGCAGGCGATCGGCACGCGCAGGACACCACCGGAGCTGGTTGCATCGGCAGTTGCCGTGTACTGAACCAGGTCATCGCGCTGAATCACGCTCCCGGCAGTCACCTTCAGGCCATCGCTGACACCTTCCCAGCGCATATACCCGCTGGCAGCCGTGGCCCCCTTGCGCGGACACCGTTTCATCGCAGCATGTCGCGCCAGCCAGGACTCATCGCACAGGTCAGGCAGCATATTCATTGCCAGATAATCGATGTACCCGTAAACCGTATGCAGCGCCGCCGCATACACCTTTGCCCGCACGTCTTCATCCATGCGCCGGAGCGTGTCGCTGACGTCCAGCCTGGCGAATAAATCGTTACGGAGCATACTGATATTTTCTGCCAGCGTCGGGCGCTGAAATTCACTGTCCGCCATGCGTTATCGCACTCCACAGATCATCAAAAGAAATCATTACCGGTCCGTCACGACGCCAGAGAGTGATACTGTTACCCAGTTCATTAATCCCGGTGCGGCGGATATCCAGATCAATACGGGACACCACGCCATCATCAATCATCCATTGCAGGCATTCGCGGATATACCCCCTTACCGTCTGCACCAGCTGATTGGTCAATTTGCTGCGCTGAAGCAGCCACAGTCGGGAGCCGTAACGGTCATTCTGTACCGCAGGCCAGGTATCCCCCCACCATCCCATCGGGACGTCGGCGTTGTCATCAGGCTCCGCCCGCCGCCAGGTGAACAGGGAAATCACCACGGCGCGGGTCAGCGGATCCAGCGGTGCGCTGGCGCAGGTGCGTTTACCGTTCACCGTCAGCCACAGTTCCATCATGCCTCCATCGCTTTATCAGGTTTGTCGGTGTTACTGCCCTGACCGTTCTCTCTGTGACGATGCCCGTTATAGGCAAGCCGCATCGCTGACATGGTGGTGCCGACGGAGTCGCACAGGTCTTTCACCTGTCCTGTCACTTCCAGGTCCATTTCAAAACGTGCTTTAGGTGAATTGCGAAACGTGATCGTTTTACCTGCACCGTCCACCACGATCCCCTCCCGGGTCAGCGTCACGGACTGCCCCTGATCGTCATAGACAGCCACCTCCCCCGTCTGCAGCCCTTTCAGGCGGTAGCGCCGGTCCGACACCGTAACAACCACCGCATGAGAACGGTCGCCATCCGGAAACAACACCACCGCTTCCGCACCGCTGTTTGCCCTTGCGGTAAAACCGTAGGGTTCAAGATGTTCAACCCCAGCTTTGGGTTCACCGGCAATCAGGGACACATCCACGGTCTGACATTTCGTGGCGGCACTGATGCTTTTCACCACGGCCCGCCCAATCAGGCCGAGGAGTTGTCGCTGCATGGCTTCAATCGTCCTCATCAGAACGGGTCCTCCTGTACTCTGGTTTTTTTCTTTTTCCGCGCGCCGGGGGCTTCGGGTTCAGGCAGATAAGCATCAGGCGGGCCGACACGGATTTCCGTCAGGGTGCCGTTCTGGTCCTGAGTAAACGTGACTTCCGAAACAAGCAGTTCGGTATTGTCGAAACCACAGACCGGATCAAAGACAATCACCCGCTGGTTGGGCTGCCACAGCGTACCGTTACCCTGTCGCCAGCCCTGCACCACATAGGTGGTTTCATCCGTCCGCGCCGCCCGTTGTCTGGCTTCAAAGTCCGCACGGGCAATACAGCCTGCCCCCGTAGCCTGCCCTGTCTGCCTGATATACATCGGACGGTAACGGGCAATAAATGCGTCCTCTGTGCGAGCCCGCAGCGCGGTGGTGGTGGCCTCACCGAAATCATCGTCGTTTCCGGCACGCTGCCCCGCCACCTGGTAAACAGAAAACCGCTCCCGGATACTCTTCTCCGTATCGCAGGAAAGGATGTTTTCCCCGAGTACCAGCGCAGTATGTGCCCGCGTTGAGCCAATACCGCCAATCACCAGCCTGCCGTGCGGGTCGTCGTAAGCCAGTGCCTGCTGCTGACCGAGTATTTTGTTGATTACCTCAATCACCGTTTCACCGTGATCAGGCTGAACATCAGGAATAACACCCGACGGCGCACCGCTGTTCACCACCTCAATGCCGAAAGGCGCAGCAAGCGCCTGCGCAATCTGCACCAGCGAGCGTCCGTTAAACTGTGTCGGTTCGGCTGCACAGTCAATCAGGTCAGCGGTCAGACTACGCCCGGCAATACCGGTGCTGACCGAACGGGCATCGTAACGAACGGGCGTCGCCTCCACCCAGCCGGTGATCACCAGCTCATCACCAATCAGCACCTCCACTTTTGAACCGTTTTTAATGCGCGGCTGAAGCGTGGTGATACCCTCATCTCCCGGCCACTGGCGGGTGATCTCCACACTGAAATCCCGCGCCAGCCGTTCAATACCGGCACCGATGCGCACCGATGTCCAGCCATTCCACTCCCGGCCATTTACCCGTAGCGTGACATTGTCGTTCATTGCACTGGCACCTTCAGAGGGATCACCGGCACAAAGCCGGGATGCGTAATGGCATTACGCCGGATAATGTCCGCATCACGCGCCGCGTTATCAAACCAGGTCGCCGCCAGCACCAGCGCGGGTAAAACCTCATCCGGTGTGCGCTGAATGATCCGTGCAGACTGTTCAAGGCGCGTGTTGATATCCGCATTCAGATCTGCTTTCACCCGGCGCAGCGCCAGAAACAGCGCATCGCTGGTTGTACGGGACAACTCCTTATCAATTGCCGTATTCAGTGTGTCGCGAATGTCAGTCAGTTCTTCCCACGTCGGCAGGTCAACCGTGTTTTTCACCGCCGGTGCATTGTTCAGTGCCGGATGCGTGACGGAAGGCCAGCCAGTGCTCTGCGCGGGTGTTGTTGCCTGCCCCACTGCGGAATTCTGCATCACCGCGGAAGTTGTTGGCGCAGGCAATCGGGTGACGGCATACGCCGCTTCGCTGATTGCGGTCGTACGAAGGGTGCTGGCAACCACGTTACGCTGCTGCGTCGCCGTGGCGGTGGTTTTACTGTCCGTTTTCCAGACGCCGCGCGGTTGCAGATCGCTGCCGAGGCTGACACCGGAAAGCGTTTTGATCATGGTGACCAGGTCGCTGGCGTTACCATAAAGGCGTTTCCCGGTACGCCACATTTTCTGCACCTGCTCAACGAAATTTTTGCCTGACGATGGCGGCGGCAGAAGTACCGAGATATCCCCCTGCAACAGCCTGGCGGCATCCGATACGGCAGAATCCACCACTTTCATCGCATCAGAAACATACCCCAGCATTATGCTGGCATTACCGATAACGTCGTTCTGCACGAAATCCGCCACACCATCGATACTGAAACCGCTGAAGCTGTCACTGATGCAGTCATCCAGTGCAGAACAGGATGACATCAGCGTCTGCGCCGTCGCCGCACCTGATGTGGGGTAAGAGAGTTCTCCTGCTTCGACAAACTTCAGGTCAAAGCGGACAATACGCCCTTCACTTTTCGATGTGCTGACCCGAACTTCCCCGTCAACACAGACTTTCAGCTCACCATATGTCGGGTGGACAAGCGTGCCGGGACCGGGTTTATTCAGCGCGTCAATCAGGCGATCGCGCTGGTCAAAGCAGTCATCTCCCACCACATAAGCTGTGATGGACGGGCGGAAAGTGACTTTTCCCAGATCTTCGGTATAGGGCTTGTCGCGGTTCGGGTATTCATGTGTTTCCACACGGCGACCGGTTCCCGCACTTTCTTCTTCAACCTTAAACGGCACACCTCGAAATGATGCTTCAAGTAGCTTTTCACGCCAGCCACTTCGAGAATCAGAGGATAGGTACGAAGAAATATGAGAAAAATCCATGCCGTCACCTCAAATAAAAACCGCGTGTAAACGCGGTTTTTTTATTAGGTAATAAAATTAAAGATCATAATCAAAATTATGAGTATCTATTCTACATGATGAATAAGCAATTCCGCTTTCACCACTAATATTTACGCCAGCCTTTACCTTCCCTGTCTTCGTAACATCAACAAAGAATTGCCCTCTTGGCATTTTAAATGCAAAAGAGAAACCAATAATTTCCGAGTCAAAGTCATTTTCATCCTCACTAATTGGTACAATAAAAGCCAATGGTGCAGATTGTGAGTTATTTTCAAAATCAAAAACACCAATTCCTTTATTAAACTCGTAGGATGCTTTTTTTATTAAAAGAGTTCCACTTGCCGACTTTGCTGGGCATATTACAGACAGTCTATTTATTCCCCCTACATCTAGATCTATATTCTTATCTGCTGAAGTTTTAACGTTATCTATAAAGTATGTAGCAAGCTGCTTTTCCGTTACTGGCTTCGCAAAGGAGTTTAATGGCAATCCTGCAGCCAACAACAATATAAACATTTTCTTCATATTCTCTCCTACATTCAGCACAAACTTTACCACTCAATAACCCTACTTGATTAAAGTAGGGTTATTATCGTCTGAATGGAGAATACCCCACATCGTGCGTGATTTTCATCAGGGGATCGGCTTTGCCCGGTACATCAATTATCTTCATACCTGGCGGAGCATTCTCGAACGTGACTTTCAGTTCGCTGTGCTGTGTCATGGAAGAAGATGGATTCAACAACGGAACATTGGGTTTGTACTGACTCAGGCTCGCCTGATACTGCTCGTACTCTTTACGATCAAAAAAAGGCGTCCAGTCTGAAGCCAGAAACAGCCCTTTATTATCCAGCCAGTTAACCGTATCTTCAGGAACAACACTTTCCAGAGTATCTTTAACCGGCTCATACATCAGGGTTCCCAGAAAACCATATACCCCGGCCTTCCCGATAAAGCCGCGGCCTTTCCCCATCAATCCCGTTTCTGCCGATACCTTCCCCAGCGTACGCATCTCTCTGGTCACTGCGGTAATGGATTTGGTAACGTCAGCAACCCATTTGGTTGTCATAAACAGGGCGATCGCTTTCAGAACAGTTTCCCATCCCCCCATCGCCTGCGCCGTTTCATCCACCACGCGCCAGACTTTTTTTATGACAGGACCTACGGTTTCCCAGTTATCAATAATGAGGTAAGCGCCACCGACCAGAAGAGCAATCAGCCCCTTAGCAGGCGTCATATTCATCACACCGCCGAGAACTTTCATGATTCTGGACAAAGAGCCTGCAGCGGCCCCCACTGTCAGTAAAGCCAGACCGATTTTAGCAATGGTCTTAACGAGCTCCGGGTTTTCACGGACAAACGTTCTCACTTCCTCAAGGAGCGGTTTTACCGCTTCAAGACCATCATTAACCTCAGGAAGAAACGTTTCCCCCAGAGTGGAAGAAATGGCATCAAGTTGATTTTGCAGAAGTAAAAGCTGGTTTTCCGTCGTCGCTGCCCTCGAAGCATATTCCTTCTGCATCGAACTGCCATACTGCTGGGAATCCGCAACCCGCCTGAAGTTGGTACGCAACAAATCAAGGTTAGTCAGCAGAGGTGCTATCGCGCCCAGAGACTCTTTCCCGAACAGGGCATTCAGCACAGCTGCCTGTTTTTCTTTAGGCACTTTAGCCATCGCATCCAGTACAGACAGCATGGTGCCCCGGGCATCTTTCTGCATATCAGCAGCTAATTTCTTCGGATTGATCCGCAGAAAACGCAATGCCTGTTTCTGCGATTTTGTCGCGGAATTTCCCGCGGTCAGGGAAAGCATGAAGTTCTTGATCCCTGTGGCGGCAATTTCTGACTCCACACCCATCCCGGCAATGGTTGCCCCCATCGCCGCGATTTCGCCGGAAGCCACACCAGCAACACCACCTAAAGGACCAATACGCGTAACAATATCGGAGATTTTCTTCGCATTCGCCGGGCCGGTATTACCAAGGTAGTTGATTTTGTCAGCCAGCCCGGCCACTTCATCCTGCGTCATATTAAACGCAGTACGCCACTGGGCCATCATCTGCCCGGACTCTTCAGCCGTGGTATCAAAGGCCACGCCCATCTTCACCGCATCAGTGGCAAACTGCATCAGTTCATCACGTGCAATCCCGGCCTGACCGCCAGCCGCCACAATTTCCGCGATCCCGTCTGCAGACATGGGAAGCTCAGTAGACAAAGCGCGTACCTGCTCCGTCATGGCCTTAAACGCATCCGGCGTATCCAGACCGTCCACCACTTTGCGGACATCAGCCATCTTCGATTCAAGGGTGATGGCTGATTTTACAGGGAGTGCCAGCGCCCCCATTATTGCAGTACCCGCCCCGGCAGCGCCCAGAGCAAGGCTGGAGACTTCTTTTTGAAACCCCTTAAGCTGACGCTGCATACCTTTAAGCGGGCCGGATAGCCTGTCAACGGCGGTGATGATGGCTTTCAGCTGAAAATTATCAGCCATGCTTCATCTCCTCATTTATACGGACGGCCTCTGCCTCCAGATCAGCAAAGTGGGAAATAGCCGTCCGGCGAAGTTCAAGGGGGTTTAATTTCCAGAACCACGCGACATTGTAGAATCGCTTCCGGAGGTCTCTTCCGTCTCCAAGCCGGTAAAAAAACGCATTACAATCATGCCTGCCTTGAAAATATCCAGCTTCGTCATCTGCGCTGCAGACGAGCGCGGGATCCCGGCCAGAAGCGGGATATATTTCAGCGCCACCTGACTGTCCATTTTCATACCACCATCAGGCGAAACAGAGAAAGGGAACCCCAGCGCCTCAATCTCGTCATACGTAGGCTCACGTATTTCCAGCACATGCAGTGTTTCTTTGTGGGCGATGATCGGTTTTTTAAGTACAAGCTCAATCACTGGTAATCCCCTTCTTCACCGTGGAACTCAAGATCAACCGTGCCTTCTTCGGCATTATGGTTCGCTTCGCCGTGCAGCCAGGCAGACGACAGTACATAGACCTGACCGTTCGCCAGCTCGGCAGTGATGGTCATCTCATCAGACGAGGTGATTTTACTCACCGGAAAATTCTTCGGCACCTTGAAGGTCCCTTTGACATAAGGCGCACGGTGAGTTTCCTTGCGGTCCACTGAACCGTCCAGGCCGATGATGTCATCATTGACCGTCCTGTTCATGGGCACCTCAATGCCGCCGGTCAGCGATAGCTGCTGACCGTCAATTTTGAAATAACAGGTTCCCCCGATACGGGCCATTATGCAGACTCCTCTGAATACTGAAGACGGAACTGGTTAACCACGGCAAAAACACGCAACTGGTTAACATAGTCAGGCGGGAACAGCGTGTTCAGGCGGTTCGGATCGCTGGCATCACGCTCCACAACCAGGTACTGCTTAAACAGTTCGTAGTTTTCCACGATCCCCGCACGCTCAAGCTGACGGTAGGTTGCCAGCAGTTCCCCTTTGATTACCGCCGGGGTGACAATCGCCTGACCGGGACCAAAGCGGGTACCGTCGCTGGCAAGCTTGTGACGCCCGTACTTACTGGTAATGACGGATTTCAGTTTGCGCAGTACATACGCACTGGTATGCAGCGTCTCGCTGTCGAGGTAGCTGTTATCCGCAACCCCGTAAGCGTTTTTCCTGTACGTGGTGACATCACGCTGAATGCGCAGCACCCCGCTTTCGACATACGCCGTTGCCACGCCATGAGACAGCAGGGTCTGCTGCTCGGTCATCGTGAACCGTTTCCCCTTCGGCGCAGGCAGCATACCCACCAGCTCACCGGTCTGCGTGGGACGTGCCGGATCGTTGCGGATAAACACCGCTGCGCGGGCGGTACGGCTTGCCGCCAGCTCGTCGGCAGGAGTCTGGGTCTCTTTTTCGTACCCCGCCAGGGTGATGTGCTGCTGGTTAAACTGGTCACCTGCGTTCACCAGTTCTGACAGTGTGCCGGTCTTTGCCGTATACACATGACCATACAGCTGACGCGCATAGCTCCAGCGACCGCTGGTATCGTTCATCTCGGTCACCAGCGTGTTAACGGAGGCCGTGTCGTTGAACGGCAGACCGATATAATCAAACGGCTCATCCGCCATTGCAGCCACCGCGCCGGTGAGAACCGGAGCGCCCGTTCCGGCGGTCCCCGTCGCCACGGCAATCTGTACGCCCGCTGGCAGCACTTCGCCCCCACCGAAGCCGTAGTAATTGAGGCTGACAGGAATTTCATTCCCGCAAAGCCCCTTATGACGCGCGGTCAGCGTGACCACACCAGCCGAAGATGAAGCCGTAAACGGCAGGGCCGGAACGGCATTGATGGCATCCTGGATACTGCTGGCAATGGTCGCGACGTTATCGCCGTTGGTCACCGGTGCCTGCACGCGGGTACGTCCCACATAAACATTCACCGTGCCGGTTTCGGTTGCCGCCCCGGTCACCGTCAGCGTAACTGTTGCCGCCGCGCCCGTGGATTCAGGAACGGCAATCACATACAGCTCACCAAACGGGTCGGTCTGGCGATAAGCCTCAACCATACGCGCCAGCTGACTTCCCGCACCACAAATCTGGCGTGCATAGTCTGCCGACGGCATCAGCACCAGACTGTTGGCAACAATATCTGCACCGTTATTGGCATGACCAATCAGCAGCGATGCCCCGCTGTCCTGTGCAGTATTCGCCGCCTGGTTATCCATTTCCGCATAAAACAGCGGAACCAGCGTATTCGACGGAATGGTGTTAAAGCTTGTCGTCATCGGTGTTCACCTTTTTATTCACGCGCCGGATATCACCCGCTGCTTCACGGCGCAGCCAGTAGTTGTTCTCGTCAACATTTCGCCCTTCGGTGGGCAAAAGGTCACCGCGGGCAGGGTCAGGCACTGACCGCCCTTTAACAGGTTTCACAAACATGAAGATTCTCAGGAAGGAAGGGTTATTTCGGTGTGATGTTCGATATCGCCGTCAGGCCCGTTACCGGGATCGAAATAATCAACATCAATCGCCAGCGTTCGCAGTTCATCCAGACTGTTCAGCTCATCCTGCTGGCGGGTATCGTCTTCGATCAGCTCGCTGATGACCGAAAAATCGAACTGATAAATCAGCTCATGACGATTCAGATCCAGCAGCGTGCCGCCGTCATAGGTAATCGGGTTACCGCACGCTTCCGGGTTCCAGCCCAGCAGGGCCTTAAAGAGCATCTGCCGGACATCGTCCACCACATCATACGAAGCAAACTGACCGCGCTCATCACGCCCGTTACTCAGTATGACAACCACGGAGAAGCCCTCTTTCAGCTCCTGCCAGTAGTCGGTCTGGCTTTTGTTTTCTCCCGGAGAGTCATCACCCGGTACCACATACGCCGCCGGGAGTCTCAGCTTTCCGACCTCCGGCAGATTTTTGAACTGTGCCGCGCCTGCCACCCGGTTTTCAAAATACGGGCAGCGGGCACGCAGCGCAGCAATAACAGGCGTCAGTTTCATCTGCGTCGTCGCTCCGGCTTCAGTGATTTACGTAATTCCCGCGCCAGAAAATAGCGTGTCCAGCTGCGGTTCTTTTCAAGAGTTTCCACCATAAAGTTATTACGTGGAGCCAGCCGCCAGCCGCTGCCACCGGATGCACCACGATGATGGCTACGACGACGTTTTGCTCCTCCCCGGACACCAAAAAACAGAAACGCCGGATAGAAGTCACCAGAGATCATCCGGTTCCCCTTCCCGTTGCGCTGGTTAGGGGCAATGCGTGTCATAAAACCGGCTCGCTTTTTACTGGCTCTCGGCACCATGTAACCAATCGAACGAGCCAGACGTCCGGTCTGATAACCGGGATTTTCACCCGGTGCCGACCGCGCACGGCGCATCACCAGCCGACGGGCATCACGCATATGACGCTGCCCAATCGTGACAAACGCCCGCCGGACACGGGCGCGGTTAAAGCGCATCTCCGCGGGCTGCTGAACATCAACGTGAAAAAAGGGAGTCGCCATTGCTGCCTCCGTGACTCTGCGTAAATTCGCCCAGTTCCGTACACTCCAGCAGCAGAAAGCGCCGCGCCCCGTTCAGATCGCGCTGACGTTTCACCCGGTACACACTGTCACCGCAGACCACCTCATAATCAGCGGTGATCCCCCGGCGGTAGCGAATGGTGATGTAATGGGTGATGGCGTCTCCAGTCTGCGCGGTTTCCTGCCAGGTGGTGGCACTGGTCTGGATAACCTTCGCCCATGCCCGGAACGCAACCGGGTATTGAGGCTCCACGCCAAAGTTATCCGCGGGCATATCCACCCGCTGGCGGATCAGGACGCGTTTATTCAGTTCGCCGGGGTCCGGCAGAATGTAGGTTGCGCTGGTCTGCGCCTGACGAATTTTCATAGTGGTATAAGGCGATAAGGAACAACCAACCAGTTAAAACTCATTGGCAACTCCATTTTCTCAACGTCTGTAACCGTTGAGCGGTTTTCGTAGAAATGGCTGACAAGTAGCAGAAGCGCCAGCTTCACATCATCAGATATCACAAGCCCATCAGGATCATCCGCAGGCCTGTCATCTGCGGTTGCATACAACTTACGGTTAAGGAAGTTTTCCGTACGACTCTGAGCGGCCTTACCAAGCAGTTCAAGCAACTCATCTTCATCAGAGAAATCATCATCCAGACGGAGCTGAAGCTTAATCTCTTCCATTTTTAACAGCATAAAACCTCCTGTGCCCGCCAGAACGCGGGCACAAAAAAACCGCATTACGCGGCGTGCTGTATTACGTAAAAAGACTAATCAACCACCAACGCTACCTTTCCCCACCAGCGCTTTAATGGCAGAGGTGTCTTCCAGGATACAGTCAAAACGATGGAAGGCCAGAAAACCGGTCTGATCATATTCCGCGTAACGCTCAACCAGACGTTTAAGAATCATGTATCGCACACGACGGATAATGAAGCGATCAAAGTCACCACAGAACATGAATTTTTTACCCGCCCCGATATCATCAATTTCCTGATCAATGACATACGGTACATTCAACACTGAAGCAGGTGCCACACCAACAATATCCGGCAACCATAAAGGGCGTCCCTGACCGTCTTCCATCTCACTGATCAGTTTCAGCGTATTATCGTTAAACGCCAGGCGGAATTTCGGTCCGCGACGATATGCAGGATCAATGCTGTGTTTCAGAGCCAGAATTTCCTGCCACTTCACCGCATTTGCCGCGGCAGTCTGTGTTGTGCCGGTCACTGATGCTGCCAGCCCTTTGGGTTGTTTAGGCGTACCAGCCCCCGTCCCCTGAATCAGATAACGGGCTTCACCACGACCAATACGTTCAGCAATGCGACGGGCAAGATAAGCTTCCATATCGATCGCACTATCCTGCAGCAACTCATTAGACACACGAATGATTTTCGATGTCATTTTGAGCGCCCCAAGGCTTCCCATACCGAAATCGGTGTCTTCTTCACCGGCTTCTTCATTTTCGCCCAGCAGAACACCAACTTCGGAAGTACCATCAGCTGTTGCCCACTCCATAGTGCGACCGTCAGAAGTGGTAAGAATCTGCGCCACACTGGCGATGCCACCGTAGGATTTCATCTTCTCAACAACTTTCGCCAGGAATGTTTCTGGTACGGTATATCCGCCCTTTTCATCCTGAGCTACACCCTGGGCACGAAGTTCACGCAACGCCTTTCGCTCTTCTGATGTCAGCTCACTGGCACCGTGACGCATCCACTTATCAAAAACCTGAGCTCGTTTCTCATCCTGTTGCGAATTGTTTTCCGGATCAAGATTCTGACGCTGCTCTTCCTCATTGCTTTCAATGTACGCCTGATCCTGACGACGCAGTTCTTCTTCGCGTGCAATTCGTTCATCAAGCGCTTCCAGTTCGGATTTTGCTTTGTTCCACTCAGTGCGCTGCTCTTCCGTCCATGCGTTATCACCAATTTTTTCATTCAGGGCGCGCATGTCAGTTGCGATAGTATTACGTTTCTGTTTCAGTTCATGCAGTTTCATGATGTTTCCTTTACGCGTTAAGAAGGGTCAGGACGCGTTCACGCGCCATACGTTGATTAATGGCTTTCTGTAGCGCGCCGCTGTTGCGCGCCTCCTGCCATGCTTTCATGGAGCGAACAGCCGAGTCAGCCTCCTGATAGGCAGGATATGTCACAGGACTGACATCCAGCAGACGGGAAAAGCGGGTTATCTCGCGAATAACAACCCCATCCTCATCCTGATACCACTCCTCACCGTCACGGGCGACACGGAAAGCGAAAGATGACTGGTTAATATCTCCACGTTGCATCGGGGCCAGCACCAGATCACGAATGGTCTGTGTCTCCGGAGCCTGGATGTCATAGCGTAATCCGCGCTCATCAACTGAAAGATTCAGCGTGCCTGCTGCACTACGCCCAAGAATAAAATTAGGATCGTGGTTAAACAGTGCGCGTACATCATCACCAAGCACATCGTCAAAAGCGCCGGGCCGGATGATTTCGCGGAATGAACCGAATATCAGCTCAGAACGACAGTCAAACACCGATCCATAACCGATAATGTGCGCCGGGTTATCGTCATGCCTCTCAGCACGCACCTCACCGCTGTAACAACGGATTTCACGGTCATTCATTGGTTTTTCCCTCATCGTTTTTTGGGGGCTTAAAATCTCCTGCCGGGTTAGCAGCGTTCACGCTTACCAGCATCTCATCCAGCCCTTCAACCGGATTCATATCCTCGAATGCGCGGGCCTCATTACGGCTCATCCATCCATCGGTAATAGCGAAGTGATAGAATTGCGCGCGCTCCTGCGGAGTTCCGCGTAAAAGCCCCGTCAGATTGAACCTGACGTAATACCCGGCGGCTAACTCAGCGCGGGTAAACAAGCGACGGTTAAGCTCCTGCTCCCAGTTCGTCACCCACGGCATCATCGTGTAGCGGACAAACTGAATCGCCTGCGCAGAAATATTGGAGAAGGTGGCTTTTTCGAGGTCATTAATCATGTGCGCAGGAATATTGAAAATACCGGCAATCATTGAACGGTTCAGTTTCATCATGTCAATGATCTGAGCGTCAACTGGCGACACAGTCAGTGCCTTGTAATCCAGATCGGCTGGCAGCAGCATGGTTTTGTTTTCCTGGCTGCGTAACGCCTGCGATGCCTTCTGCCACTGATCTTTAAGCCAGCCCCAGCTGTCCTTATTGAGTCCGCTTTTAACGGATACTATCCCCGCCGGACGGGCATTACCGCTGAAGAAGCTTTCTGTGTATTTCTGACCGCTCATCCCCATGCCTATTGTTTCGGCATGTTGCATAATCGGACTCAGCCCCATCTTCTGATTATTACCCAGCGCACGGATGTGGATCATATCGTCGGGGCTGATCGCAAACGCCCCATATTCGTTGTACAAACCGTAGGTGTATCGGCCACCAGTATTCATCAGCGTCGTTTCCCACGGCATACAGCAATCTAGGGATATGACTTCACCGCGACGATTACGTTTCACCCAGGTATACCCATTCCCCCAGCCAAGGATGTGACGTTGCTTCAGTTCGCGCCATTTGTAACTGGTTTGCCAGGTATTGGGCTCATCATGAACCAGATAAAACGCCGGATGATCGCGTGCGGGCTCAACCTTCCCATTGTGCCTGCGCATAACATGCAACGGCATCTGGGCAAGGCTGGAAGACAGGACATAGATACAGGAATACACCGCAGCCAGTTTCATCGCAGTTTCAGGACTGACATAAACGTCTGCCCGGAACAGCCCATCAGTATCAACGGCATCCCCGGTTATCGGGGTGGAAGGATTCTCCAGTGATTTACTTCTGAACAGAGCATCAAGCAGCACGCGTCCCCCTTCTGGCCATAGCCAGTGCGCCCACCAGCAGTAAACCGCCGGACAGCATCAGAGCCGGAGCCATACCAAACTGCAGGTAAAACCCGCACGTAAGCAGGCCAAAACCAGCCAGCCCGATAACATCAGCAATTAGTGATTTCATAGAATTAAGAGATCATCGTCCGGATCAAGAGATGAAAGGAAATCGTCGGGTTCTTTGAGCATTGCCCGACCGATCGCCATAATCAGTGCAACCGCACCATCGATTTTGTTTTCCGCCTGCTCCTTGACAGGCTTCACCACATCATCGTTACCCGGAATGGTTTTGCCGACCACGTTGCCGATACACCAGGTCATGATGGGATTGCCGTCATGATGAAAGCGCCCCGATTCAATCGCCGCTTCCAGCTCTTTCATCGGATCGGACATGTTGGTGTAGTTCTGAATGATGGTGATGGGGTTCAGGTCTTCATCAGCAAGGTCATGCGACAGCCCGGTCGCCCCGAAGGGGTCGATGGGTGACTCACTGACCGGGCTGATTTTGTTCGCCGCTTTGGCCTCCTCGAGGATGTAGCGATAATCCACCTCCGCACCAGCGGTAACAGTCAGAACGCCCATTTCCACCCATTTCTGAAAGCGTTCGGCTGTCCGGCGATCTTCATTTTTCTCGACGCTGTACACCGTGTCATACGGTACCCAGAAACGCGGGGCCACACTGTAGTAATGCGTTTTACCGTCAATCTCGCGGGTATAAAGTCGCGCCATACTGTTCATATCCAGCTTACGCGCCAGGTCAAAGGCCAGAATGCACGGCTGCCCCTCGAACTGCTCAAGGGTCAGTGATTTATCCTCGCAGCTCTGCCAGCTCACCAGGTTGAAATATGCCGAACGCGCCGACACCCAGATATTGAGGTGTTTTGTTTTAAAGACGTTTGCCAGACGGGCGTTATTTTTCGCACGCTGCTGCTGACTTAACAAAAATTCGCGATAAACCGACACGCCAATATTTGGATTGGCTTTTTCCAGCACCTGCGGGTCGGTCCAGTCGTCACCTTCATCAACGGTATAGATGATCCCGAACAGTTCATCGTTAGGCACCGAGCCGTTGAGCATCTCGATGACTTCCCGCCGCTTGTCGTAGCACGGCCCCTCAATGTTGTACCCGGCGGTGGTGATGGCCCACATCAGTGGCTGACGTCTCGCCCCCATCCCGGTAAGCATTGTGGTATAAAGCGCATCGGTGGCATGCTCGTGATATTCATCAACCACGGCACAGTGGGGTGATGAACCATCACCGGGGTTGCCGATCAGCGGTTCAAACCGCGCGCCATCCTCCGGACGGTTCATGTTTGAGGCGTTAACCTCAATCCCGAACGCTTCCGTCAGCATGGGTGTGCGTTTACACATCAGTCGCGCCGGGCGAAAGACTTCCCACGCCTGTTTCTCTGTCGTGGCACCGGAATACACTTCCGCGCCAAACTCGTTATCACAGGCAAAACAATACAGGGCAACACCGGCAGAGATTGCCGATTTGCCGTTCTTACGGGGGATTTCGGTATACACCTCCCGGAAGCGACGCAGCCGGGAGCCTTTATTGACCCAGCCAAACGCGCAGCAGATCACAAAGAGCTGCCACGGCTCCAGCGTGATGGGCATCCGTTTAAATGCCCACTCCCCCTTGGTGTGTGGCAACAGCTGAATAAATTTCGCGGCCCGTTCAGCCAGGTCCTTGTCGAAGCGGTAACGAAACGACTTACTTTTTTCCGCCATCAGGTCATCAAGATGGCGCTGGCAGGCCTGAATCACAAACTGGCAGGCCACAATCTTTCCGCGCACGACATCACGGGCATACTGATTGGCAGCATTTACGTTGGGGTAAGATTTCCGGCTCATGACTCGATGATTTTCAGAAACGGGTTAGTGGCTTTCTTCTTCCCCGCCAGGCCAATCAGACGCTGGCGGCTGCTGGGGTCGAGTCCGAGCATTGCACCCGTGCTGCTCATCTCGGACTCCTGTTCCTTTTTGGCGGTCAGCTCCGGATTTTTGACCATGCCGCCCATTGCACCGGTGATGGCGTTGCCCTGTCTGGCAATATTTTTCACGGCACGTCGCCAGAACTCATAGGCCACACACCACCGCTCAAGCACCGCCAGGTCAGTCACGCACAGCAGGCCCTGACCGCAGAGTTCTTTGGTTGTCAGTTGCCACATGATCGTGGCGAGAGGGAGCTCTTCTTCAGCGAACCACTCCGGTGGCTCAACACCTTTGATGGGTGTAAAAACAGGTTCATCTTTATTCAGGGCTCGCTTGCCGGGGTTTCCGGCCAGCGCCTTGCGCGCCGTTGGCTTGGGGCGACGCCCGGAACGCCCCGCCGTTCCAGCCATATGCGGCACTCCTGGTTAAATTTCATTTTTCGCGGGTATAAAAAAACGATGGGGCGGGCAGTCCGGAAGACGTCAGGTCACAGGGATTTGACCCGCCCCTCCCCTCAGACAGTTGAGAATTATTATCACTTTAACCGTTCACGGGCCGTCTTCGCCTTATGGCAGGGCCAGCACAGACTCTGCAGATTACTGTCGGCATCAGTGCCGCCATGCGCTTTAGGAATGATGTGGTCAACGGTTTTCGCCTCACGCACCACACCAGCACGCAGACATAACTGACACAGGCCTTTGTCACGCTTCAATATGCGCACGCGGATACTGTCCCACTTCGAACCGTAGCCGCGCTGATGACGGGATTGTCCTGGCTTGTATTGCTTCCAGCCTTCGCTTTTGTGGCTTTCGCAGTAGCCTGACGGGTCTGTCGTGGTATTACGGCAACCTCGAGCACGGCAGGCTTTTGGGATTCGTGGCGGCATATGTACTAATCTCCGATTTATCCAAATTTCACTGCCATAATGCCGACATTCTCTGCCATTGTTGGCTCCGTTTATCCGTTAAAAGGGATATCAGTTAAGTTATCCCGTGCAGGGTATAAGCCATTGTCGAGACCACTCATTGAATGGTCTCTGCAATAACCGATGTCTTTCCATCAGTCCGCCACCACAAAGAATCTTTTTTGCCATAAGGCAGGAGGTTCATCTTTCAGTGGCTGCCAGTGTTATTTCCCCACTTACTGGCTTGGGTTGTTTCGCTGTACTGCCGTAATGCAAAAACTGGATTAACCTGCGAAATCACACCATTCCGGGCAAATACATTTGCACTTCATTTGCCGCTCTCTCACGTGCAACATGAAGCAATCTTTTTCGCCCACCAACGCCCCACTTAGCCATTTGGCTTGCGCACTGGCTTATCGCTTTGGTTTCAGTATTGATGATGTGATCGATTCTATTCAGACGGGACATTGCGCCAACGCCGAGACGGACAACCGTTTTGAAAACTTCATAAACTTCGATTTCAAATTCCGGCTTAATCCATGCTGCATATCTGATTGCCAGAAGTTCAACACCCCACACACCTGGTTCTGCACCACCTTTGATTATTTTAAGTGGCTGAATTTGTTCCAAAGTGCTTTTTTGCACTTTGGCCTCCAGTGCTTTTATGAAGCGTTTTATCTGCGCGCTACGCAAAAACTGGCTTGGGCGCTGTTGCTCTGTAGCCTCTCCATTTGCAACTGCTGCTGCATGGAGATCGTTTAAGTTGTAGCGTCCATCCTCATCAACACGAACGGACACACCATTGACAATAACTGTTGGGTACTTCATCAGTAATTACCTTTTAGTGATGAACCTTGTCACACAGGATTCCGGCCCACAGAAAGGTACCGATCACCAAACCGGCATCCTCAAGGGTCATCCTGAAAGGTTCTGTGTTCATAAGTCGCGCGTGTGAAGCGCGTTTACTGCGGACATAAAAAAGCCCCGCATCGCGAGGCTCATTAAATGGACTTTGTGATTTGCAAAAAAATTATTTCAGGCACTGAGCCCTGATGTACTCCTGCAGGTAGTTAACCTGCGCGGTTATCCTATCTATTCCACTTCGGAGACGGTAATAATTGAGTTCAGCATCTGCTGTAAGTCTTGGGCTTTCTCCATCGCCCATGCTGCTGGCTCCGGTCGTTGACTTTGCACAGGTGGCGGAGACTTGCAGGCGCTTACGACCAGCAGAAACATCAGCACGGAGACTTTCGATAGTGGCGTTAGCATCAGCAAGCTCCTTTGTATATCTGGCATCGAGTTCTGCTACGTCACGTTGACGCTTCTGCATATCAGAGATCGTCGCCATAGCCGAATCTAATGCCATAGCGTTTTCATCGCGCTGTTTTTTGTATTCAATGGCTTTATTGTGGTAATGATTAGCTGACCAGACAAGACCACCAGCAATACAAGCAATAAACGTTAAAATGAGCGCCCAATAACTCGTCTTCATACCAGCAGCGCCGCCCGCGCCTTGTTGTATCGAATCTTACGATCCTCAATACCGTTCAGACCGCCGTTAATGATGCGCGTAACACGATTAATATCGGCACCGTAGACCATGCAGCCTTTAGATGTGTAGAACCATGCAGCTGAGCGCGCGGCCTGTAGATCCTGCTCCAGTTGTTCAGGTGAAGTCACCAGATCTAACTTCAGCGCCGCGCCACAGATGCGATAATTATGGAGGCCAGTGATTTGAATTAATCCTCTACCGCGATATTTCCAGCCATCACCGGGTGCTTTGTTACCCAGCCGGTTGCTATACACAAGATTGGCAATAGCATCCTGACGAGCTGCATGTCCGGATGTTCTGCCAAGGGCATCAGCCTGCTGCTGTGTGATCCTCTTTCCGAACGTCGCCACAAGCGCAGATGGTGTGTAGTTAAAATTTTCAACTACGGCGCTAAACCCCATCGACTCATGCCCGACTTGTGCAATGAACATGGCCTGATCATTAACTGCTGTAATGCCAAACTCTTTCATTGCCGCATCAATGTGCGGAAACCAGCGTGCAGAAAGCCCGGCGCTTATACCAGCCGCCTGCTGAAATTGTGATTGGTTCATTATTGCCTCAGATGATCAACCAGACGTGCAACGTTGCCTCTGACGGCCACCAGCACGGAAAGAAAAATAGTGTTTGCCACGATAATGGGCCATGAGGAATGGGGATAAATCCCACAGAGATAGGCCAACGGAACAGCACTGTATGTAACAGTAATCAGCCAGGCTAAACGTGAAACCCAAGGACGATGCCGCGAATCACCACGACGATAAAACATCAGAGTAATAACAACACAAGCACATAACAGCGCATTTATAGTTGCTGTCGGGTCATTTAGCTCCACCTGAACCTCCCCGGCGCGTTATGAGCGCCACCAGCGAGCCGATATCCTGATTATTCAGGAACGTCAGGATTTTAACGGCTAAAGCAGAGACAATTACGGCACCAATAGCATCCAGAGGTTTATCACTGTATCCGGTCAAGTTCGCCAGCTTGGAGCCAACCAACCCAGAGCAAAGAATACCGGCAATATATGACACGATAAAATATGCCAGTCGGCGCGATGCACTCAGATCTGCTGCTGTTGCTATGTAGAATACAGCCCCTGCAAATGCGCCAAATACAACGCCGTAATCAGTTCCGGTCAGCAGTCCATAAACACTGGCACCCGTCAGGGCACCACCAGCCAGCCCAGTACCGGAAATCGGATCGGACATTTAGCCCCCTCTTAATTGCTGTTGGTCCTCTCAGATATGAGGGGAAGGGATCTTAATGACAGTCTGTTTATTATTTCAGTCAAATACGACCCTGTTGATGATTTCTCAGAAGCGAACTTGACTCCCAGGGGAAACTCAACTTTCCGTTAAAACCACCAGCAGACATTCGTTCAATTTCCACAGAAATATCACTGAGCCGTTCTTCAAGCTCTGCTTTTTCTTTTACCAGACGGTTATAGCGGCTTAGATGAAGCTTTTGCTGCTCCAGCCAGTCTTCAAGCTGTTCAACAGTCATACCAGGGTTAAAAAAATATGGCTGCTGCTTTTCGCCCTGCATTATTGACCTCCAGAAAAGCAAAAACCCCGCCGAAGCGAGGTTTGTTATGATTTCGTTAACGGCAGACATACAAAGCCCATCGTTAGGAGAATCCTAACCATATTTTTTGAAAAATGCAAGCATCATGTCGCCATCTTCGGCGAAAATCATTTATCTTGTCACTTTTCTCAATTGTGTCTCTGCATATGCTTCTTCCTGCCAGCACTTTGTCACCAGTTTATCAATGACATCTGCATATCCTTTGTACCACTGATAATCCGTCAGGTCTGGTACCAGCTTCTGGACATGATGCCGCGCCAGTGTGGTTGGTAAACGGCTAAACCGGTTTCCATTGCAACGCCCACAAATCTTATAAACAGGCATGCCATGAAGCCGGGTTCTTTTTTCATCCAGGACAATACCTTTGCCCTTACACCCTCTGCACGCTGTGCTGACTTCTCCCTTACCATGACAATGCTGACATAGTTCCTTCACCCACTCTTCCTTGATAACAGATTCCCCGTTTCTGGAGTGTTTCACCACTTCGCGCAATACATTATGAAATCCCGTACCTGCACAATGCTCACAGCGAGCCTTACTTGCCGCAGATCTGGAATAATCAGCAAAGGCAAAATTCACAAGGTAAGGAATGATCTGTAGCCGGGTTTCTTCACTCAATTTATTCAATGTCGGGTTATCCAGTGCCATCGCGTAATTGAGCAGACCTTCAATCGCAAACTGAGGATCCTGAACACCAACTTTTGCCAGGAATAAGGCAAACCCAAGCGGTGCTTTCGACTGCACCATCCCCTGCGCAGCCATCACATCCGTAATCGTTAAACCACCTGAGCCTGTCGCCGGTGCGTCATCGCTCAATTTTGGAGATTTTGGGGAGTAATATTTTGGTAAGGCTTCAAGGTTCATGCTCGTTCTCCACTTACGCCAGTACGCCAATTGCCAGCGCACGATCGATAAAACGAAATATCAGCTCCAGCTGGGAGCCATACTTCTCTTCAAATGCCACGGTATCCGCATGCAGCTCGTCGTGATGCTTTCTGCACAAAGGCAACACAAAGAGGTCATGCGCTTTTGTTCCCATTCCACCCTGACCGTGACCTATCAGGTGGTGGGGATCATCAGCAGGCTTACCACAACATGCACACGGCTGTGTCTTAACCCAGCGCGTGTACTTTTCATTAACCCAGCGGCGACGTTTTGGGCGTAACATAAAAGACTCCGGCGACTCCGGATCCACTTTCAGCGCCAGCACCTTTTTCGCTTTATCCTGGATAATGCTGGTGGCAGGAACCGAAGGCACAAGGTCACTCTCCCGGGTGACAGACGGCACAACAGGCTTCGGTAATCTCAGTGCCTTACGGGCTGCACTTTCCGGTAAGGCATCCGCCAGATCATTACGAACCAGCCACCAGCACAGTTCCGGCATTGTCACAACGTGACTGTCATCAAAACCGAGATCCCGACGCACAACAGACAACACCCAGCGGGCACAGTTATCCGTTGCCATTGATTCCAGCCGTTCCGTGAATTGATCGCGCAGCTGGTTATCACAGTGCCAGCACAGACGGATTGCGCCCGGAGCGTGTCGCATTGTGGTCATGTTCTCGCTGTGCCAGTCGGAATGAGGCCACTGGCAGCCCTTTTCACGAAGTAACCAGCTTTCAAGACATTCCACGCCACCAGCACGACGGATCACTGCCTCATTGCGGAACACGGCCCGAACAGCAGGATCATCCGCCAGCGGTTGTGATGCCGCGGGAACGGCACCACTGGCGAAAGATGAATAACGTTCCGGCTCAGGCTCCAGCAGTACACGCCCCTGCATAAACCTGTCTCTTGATCAGATCTCCTGATCAAGAGACTTCATCACCAGGTAACCCTCAACCATATCCTGAAGTCTGAACCAGCCATCCCACATGACTACCCA